CGATCCCATCGACGTAGAGCCGCAGGGTGGAGGTGCCGGCGCCGTCGTTGGACAGAGTCGCCGCGAAGGTGTGGGTTCGCCCATCCGCGTCCACGTTCGCCGACGTCACGGTGACGTTCTTGGAGGTGTCCCAAGGGTTCGTCCACTTCGCCACTGCGTTGCCCGACGAGTTGGTTCCGAGGATGATGCCGATGCCGTACATGTCGGACCACTCCACGATGCATTGATGCTGGAGCGTCGAGGACAGCGCGACGGCAGACAGGGTGCGGTGCCGGCCGAGCGGGTTGACCTCGGGCGCGACGCCCAGCAGGTAGAGCCCGTTGTAGCGGTCCACCGGGGTGAATGTGGGTGCAGCGGCGCCGTCCGTGCCGGGGCCAGTGCCCGCACCGAATGACAGCTCACCGCCCGTGTTGACCTGCGTCACTGCCAGCGTGGAGCCGGTGCCGGAGCGGTCGCCCGCGCTGGTCGACTCTGAGGACTCGCCTAGCGGGAAGTGCCAGCCAGGAGAATCGAGCCGGTACGTCTCCGCGATGACGGATTCGAGGATGCGGCTACGCGACAGGCGCGACTGGAGATCGAACGCGCGCACGGTGCTGCGAGAGTCATTGTCACCACCGTTGGGCCACTGGATCGGCCACTCGTCCACGTACCCGTCGAAGCGGTATGCGATGGGCGGCGGGTCCGTCGTGAACGTCGCCAACGCGATGCCCTCGTCCAGCATGGCACCGTCGAGGTAGTCGGTTCGGGTGGTGGTCGAGACGGTGCTGACCACCACGAAGTGCGTGTGGCTGGTCGCGGTGAACGTGTAGGACAGCCTGCCCCAGGTGTTGTTCCATGAAGAGCGAGTGGCGCCCGTGCCGATGCCGAGCACCCCGGCGCCGACCGATGAGCCAGTGAACCCGCCGACATAGACGTATACGGACCACACGTAGGTGCGCCCGACGACGAGCCCACTCACGGGCACGTGCACAGCCTTGAGCGAGCCGGACCAGTCGATCTGCAGGGAGCGGGTGCCATCCCATGCCTGTGTGGTGCTGTTGCTCAGCGTCACGCCCGACGATGCCACCCACGCGCCGATGGTGGCACCCTCGAATGAGGCGTCCTCGGCGGCCAGCAGGTTTCCAGCCACGGCCGGGTCGCGGTACGTCACGCGTAGCCGGTTCTGTGGCTTGACATTCGGGTAGTACGGCGACGACGCCAGCATGGGCGACAGCGCCCCGTCCGTGTTGTCCAACGTCAGGTTGCACGAACCCGTCTGCACCTCGCCTGACGCCTCGGAGCGCCCACGGGTGATGTCGATTCCGGCACTCAGGAAGGCGCGGCTTGTCAGGTCCACGAACGCCGGGGTTGCCGTGTTCGGGTCGGACGAGAACGCGACCTCGACGCGCACGTAATCGAGCGCGGTGGAGTGCGTCGGCATCAGGCCAGTCCCATGTTCATGCCGCCCTGACGCTTGCGCCGCAGCAACGCCTCGTGGATGACGCGGCCGTCAAGGATCAGTTGCACCTTGTCGGGTCCGTCGTAGCCGCTCGAGGTCGAGCCGCCACCGGACGAGCGGCCGGCCAGGAGCTTCGCCGTCTGTCGCGCCGGGGTGATCGTGCCGGTTCCGCCTGACCAGATTTCGGGGCCGTTCTCACCCACGAGGTACGAACGGCCCTTGACGACCGGACCACCCGAGGCGCGCGTCGAGCCGCCGGCGTAGGACAGCCCACCGGACGGCAGGCGGCCCTCTGTGACGTAGCGCACCCGCACCGTGACGGACTTGCCGGTCACGGAGTCGATGCGGCGCTGGAGGACCGAAATCTGGGAGATCGCGCCCCCAGTCAGGGCGCTGAAGCTCGTGGTCTTGGAGCCGGGGATGCGACGGATCGCGGCGGCGAGCCCGTCAGCCTTGTCGGCGGCGTTGTCGAGCTTGTCGGCGGCAGTCTTCGCCCACCCGAAACCGGGGATGACGGACAGCGCCCGCAGCATCGTGGCAAACCCGCGCATGAGGGTGGCGAACGAGCTCAGCATGGTCGACACGACCGACGCCACGACCGACGCCCACGTCTTGAACGCGCCCCACGCGGCACCGACAACGTCGATCATCGTGCGAATCTGCGCCGCCCACGCGGGAAGGTACACGTTCGTCAGCTTGGCGATGAACGGGATCACCTTTTCGGTGATGATGTCGCCAAACTTCTTCCACGACATCTCACCATCACCCGTGCCCCCGGTGAGGATGTCCAGCGCCCTGGTGAGGCCGGGTAGGATCGTCTGCCACCCCTCTTTCAGGGCAGGCCACAGCCGGTCGGCGATCCACCCACCGAAACGCTGGATGGCGGGCAGGCCGGTCTCAAGGAACCACTTGCCGAGCTTGTCGAGCGCGGGCAGCAGGGCGGTGCCGACCTGCTCCTTGAGGTTGTCCCATGAGACCTTGACCTTCTCGCCCATCGTCGCGGACGCGGCGGCCACGCCACCGACTTGCGACTCGACCTCACCGAGGATGATCTTCTGGGCGCCGAGCACGTCGCCCGACTCCATCAGGACTTTGATCTGATCCTTCTGCTGCTGGGTGAAGGTGACGCCCGCCTTGCCCAGCGCGCTGATGCCCTTCAGTGGGTCGTTGAGCGCCTTGCCGAGCATCTTCGCCGAGCTGTCCACGGAGCCGAACCCAGACGCGGACAGGTCAACGGCGGCGGCAGTCGCACGGTCGAAGACGGCGGAACCCTGGCCTGCCTCGTTGCGGACGTTCTTGAACGTCAGCAGCATGTTGGCCCCGGTCTGGATCACCTCGTCATCCACGCCCGCCTTCTCGGACAGCGACTCGGCGAGGGCGCCCACCTGACCGGCGCTAACCTTCGCCGCGCCGCCCGTGGCCTTGATGATCTGGGCAGTTGTCTTGCCGACCTTCTCGGACTCGCGCGCCTCGGCCACGGATGACCCGAGGAAGTCGGTGAACTTGCCCAGCGCGGCGCCGCCCAGGCCGATGGCCGCGATGCCCGCGCCGATGGGGCCGGCAAGCAGCGCGAACGACTTGCCGAACCCGCCCGTCTTGCGCCCAGCGCCCTCAGCCTTGCGGCCCACGTTGTCGAACGTGCGACCCATCGAACGGTCTTCGCCGATGAGGACGGCCTTCAGCGTCGTCGAACTGCTCACGAGGTCGCCCCCTCTCGGCTCTTGGCCCACTCATCAGCGGACGCGGCGAACATCTCCCACTGGATGAGCGGGAGGTCCCAGACGTTGAACGGGGTGAGGCCGGGCCACAGGTGACACACGACCGTCAGGCGGCGCTCGACGGCCTCGCGGATGCCTTCTTCTTGGCCTTGTGGTCTGCCGGACGGCGCACGGCGGCCCGACCGGAATCCGGCCGGGCCTTGTGAGGGCGGGCAGGGGCCACCTCGTCGCCCGGATCGGGGATGATCTCGAGGTCACCCATCGGGAAGTCGACGGCCTGCTCGAACGTGACCGTCTCGCCAGCCTCGAGGCGGGCCGCCCAGATGAGCATCCCCAGGAACCACGGGAAGTCATCGGAGGACTCGACCTCTTCGTCGGGCAGGGCCGACACCCGGTCGGCCAGTGCGCGGAGCTCGCCCCAGCGCATCGGGCGCCCGAGCTTGACCGTCTCAGCCTCGAGCCGGATGAGGTTGCGCAGGCTGATCCGGTCCAGCGCGGCCGGGGTATAGGTGGCATCGCCGATCTTGTAGTGCACGGGTCAGTCTCCGATCTCGTCAAGCAGGGTTTCGACCTCGCGCATGAGGGCGTCGCGCACCTTGGGGGCGCCCGCCTCCAGCGCCTTCGCGGCGCTGCCAGATGGCACAGACTGGCCCACCCACGGCTTGTGGCCGAACGTGGGGTGCCGCAGCATCCCCGCGTCCATCGCCTCGAGGTCGTGGCCTGCGGAGCGCACCCTGATCTCCACCCGCGGGTGCCTGCTGGCGCTCGTCGAGGAGACGGACACCTTGGAGCGGCCGATCATGGCCGACAGCCCGCCACGGCGCGGCATGGACTCAGCGAGCGTGTCGCGGACCTCCGAGCCCAGCGGCTTGGCGACCTCGCGCAGACGGCGCCGGATGCCGTTGTTCAGCTTCCGGTCGCCCTCGTCGAGCTTGGCCGCCAGGCGCAGGAAGTCCTCAGAGCCCCGCACCATGCGAAACGGTGCGCCGGCCATGACCTAGAGCGCCGTGTCGGCGGTGCGGGTGACCACCCACATGGGCTGTGTGGCAGTGAGGTTGTCCAGCGCCGTGAACTCGAGGTCCACGGTCACCTCGTCGCCACCGTTCGTGGTGGGCAGTTTGCCGTCCAGCTTGATCTCGGAGAGCACCACCTGCAACGTCTCGTTGCCGACACCGAGCACGCCCGCGGAGAACGTCAGGACGAGCGACATTGCCGTCTCGTTGAGCACCGCGTCACGGAACGTCGCGGAGTCGTATTCGACGGTCAGCGTGCCGGTGATGTCGCGGCGCCCGGTCGCCGGCTTGGCCTTCTTGCCCGCGGCGCCGTAGTTGTAGCGGGACGTCCCGAGGTTGTGGGCCACCTTGATGTTCCCCGAGCGGACGTTTCCCAGCGAGGTCACGGACGACGCCAGGGTCGTCGTCGTCGGGGCCGTCACGGTGCCGGTGCTCAGCGACCCGTTGGCGAAGTGGAACAGGTTGGCGGCGCTGGAGTACGACGGGGTTGCGTAGGCGGTCGCCGTCGTCACGTCGCGGGCGTCCACCGTGGCCTTCAGCTTGGCGATCTCGCCGTTGCCGAACTCCAGCTCGAACGAGTCAACCATGCCGCCCGTGAACGTGTACGGGTCGACCGTGCCGTCGTACCGGGGAATGCCCTTCTGCCACGTCGCGGACGGCATCGTGTCGGCGAGCGTGAACACCTGCTGATACGTGGAGGCGCTGACGAGCGTGGACGTGCCCGTGCCCATGCACTGTTCCCACACGAGCCCCATGCCCTTGGACAGGCACTCCATCTCGAAGTCACCGCCCGCGTCGGAGGTGGTGACCACGCGCCGGCCGGAACGGTTGACGCGCGACCCGACGCGCAGGCCCTCGCCCTGGACGACGTTCTTCGCGTAGTCGAACGTCTCCGAGGTGAACTCGAGGAACCGGGCGGGGGTGACTGAGGTGCCGTAGGTGCTCTCCTTGGAGAGGCCCAGCGAGCAGTCCTGGAACGTGGTCACTTCGTCTTCTCCTTGGTGGCGGGCGCCTTGGCGTAGTTGCTGGGCTGGTCGAGCAGGGCGGCGCCCGCGTCGTCAGGAACCTCGAAGACCTCGCCCGGCTCCAGCACGCGGCCGATCAGGGGGAGGTCGAGGTGCCCTAGCGGGCTAATGTTCTTGAGTCGCATGGGGGTCTCCTCAGACGCGGGCGGTGGAAGTGACGACGGCCTCGATTTCGGCCGTCCTGCCGGTGACGCGGGACGGGTCGCCGGGCACGGTCACGGCCGACTCGACGAGCTCGTGACTGGTGACGCGCGCCTCTCGGCACGCGCCGCCCAGTGCCTCGTTCGGCGCGGTGCGCAGGTACTCGGTGAGGTCGTCGCACATGGCGTAGGCGCGCTCCGTGGCGTCCTGCTGCTGCGACTGGTCGCCCGGTCGGTACACGCTGAACACGACGACGGTTTCGACCGTCTCCTCGCGCTGCCGAGCCGGGGACATGGCGCCGCGGGTGTTCACGGTGCGCTGACCCATTACGGCCACGATCTCGTCAGGCTGGTACGTGCCAGGGCGCCCGTAGGACACGAGAGCCGGCGCTGGGAACAGGACCTCACACGCAGCGACCAGTGCCGCCTTCACGGCGGGCGCGGACGTGCTCACGCGAACCCCGGCATAGCGCCCGAAGACGGCTCGAGGTAGGAGTAGGCGTCGCGGGGGATGGCGTGCCCTGAGGGGGTGGTCACGGTCGCCCCGTCGCCGGTCGTGCCGAACTCGGGTCGCCCGCCCTGCTGGTCACGCTGGAAGGTCGCGGCCAGGATGAGCCGCGCCGCGAGCTTGATGTTCGCCGGCACGTCCTCGGTGGTGTCGCACAGACCTGCGACGTAGGTCACGACGACGGACCCGACGCCATCGGCGAACGTGGTGCGCCCGGTGGACGAGCCCCGGTAGACGACGCCCGCGGGCAGGCTCACCACGTAGTCGCTGTCAGCCGTGAGGGTGGTGCCGTTCTCGACCACGGACGTGACCGAGTAGGCGGCGGTGGGGAGCAGGACCGAACTGTGCCCACCGTCCGCGGTGACGGTCACGGAGCGGCGCACAACGGGGCCGGCGATGTCCTCGACCACGGCGGTGACGGCGGGCACGTAGGCGCCCACCAGCGCGTCATCACGGGTCGTGTCACCCGTGGCGAACCGCAGCGCGTCGCGCGCCTCGTCGAGGGTCAGGACGTCGGTGTCAGCCATTGGTCAGGCCTTGGGCTTGCGGGCTGCGCGCTTCTCGGCACGCGGCGCGGTGGCCGTCTCCGGCTGCGACTGCTCGGCCACGGGCTCGGCCAGTCCGGCCGCGCACAGGTCGGCGCCCTCGTTGTCGGGCAGCGTCACCTCGCCACCGGGCGCGGGCCAGCGCACGCCGTTACGGGTGCCGGTGAGCTGGATCTTCATGCGAACCTTCACGGCTGCTCCTTCTGGTCTGTGTCGCCACCCGAACGGGAGCGGCCGGACCCCTTGTGGGGGCCGGCCGCAACCGATCAGGAGGCGCCGTGGACGAACGACTTGATGGCGTTGGCGTCCACCGAGACGGTGCCGTGCCGGGTCAGCGCCCGGAACGTCGCCATGTCGGCGTCGAACGCGAACTCGTCGCTGCGCTCGAACCGGAAGCCACCCGCGATGCGGACGACCAGCGAGGACCAGTCACCGAACAGGATCGACTTGGCCGACGCAGCCGGGTCGGCCACGTTCGTGTCGGTCACAACAGGCTTGCCCAGCACGAGGTCAGGCTGCCCGACGATCACGGACGGCTGCCAAGCGTAGACGCCATCGGCCGACTTCAGCTTGCGCACCTTGGACGCACCCACGTCGGACATGAGCCACCCGCAGGAGGCGCTGTTCCGGTACGGGGCGATGACCGAGTAGTACAGGTCGATGAGGAAGTCGAAACCCTCACCCTCGGTCGACTGCGTGCCGTAGGAGGTGACGGCGCCGATGCCGTTGCCTGCGGTCACGCCAGCAGAAGCCGCGGCGATCGCAGCCGTGACAGCGGCAGCACCCACGGCGTTGCCGAGCGCGCGGCCGGCGCTGCGGGCCAGATATCCCTCGAGGTCGACGCCGGAGTCCGTCAGCAGCTCGTTGGAGAACTGCGTCAGGTAACCCTCCTTGGTCACGGTCGAGTTGACCGAGCCCAGCGTCGGGTCGGACGCACCGATGGCGACACCCTCGGTGACGGCCCCAGCGACCGAGTGCGCGGTGGCGCGGGGGAGCTTGATCGTCTCGCCCGAGTTGGTGCGCAGGATCTGCGGGTTGAGCTGCAGGACCGAGGACGTCTCGATCATGTACTCCCAGAGCTGCCCGTAGAAGCCGGTCGGGACGACGCCCGCGGCGTTCGAGGTGGTCTGGTCGGCGCGGAGCTCGACGGGGATGTCGAACGCGCGCTGGCCGTTGCCCTTGAGGAAGGACCGCAGGGCCTCGGTGCGCTCGTCCTTGCCGGCCGCGGGTGCGCCGGGGGTGAGGTTCAGGCGCTCGAAGGTCTCCGCGATCTGGCGGTCCTCCTGCAGTGACTCCTCCAGCTTGCGGACGGACTCACCGAGGCCGGTGACGTCGGCGTCCATCTTGTCGAACGTGGACTGCTCCTCGGCGGTGAGATCGCGCTTCGCCTCGATCGCGGCATCCAGCAGGGCCTTCTGCTGCTCGCGGACGTTGGCGCGCTTCTCACGCAGGAACTTGGCGAACTCTGCACTCATGGCAGGATCTCCGTTTCTCCCATGTGGGATTGCCCCTGAGGCCAGCGGCCTAGGGGTGGGGGGTGGTTGAGTGATCGACCCGAGCGGTTTCGCCCTCGGATCAGTCGGCTTACTCGATCTCCAGTGCGCGCCGCATCGCAAGGAGCCGGCCCGGCGCGTGGTTTTCGACCTGCGCGTCCGTGTCGGAGTTTCGGGCGCCCAGGTCGATGACCGCGGGCGGGGGGGTGATGAGCTCGGCCAGGCGGTTCTCGCGGGCCATCTGCTCGACCTCGGAGACGTCCATGCCGCGCATGTCAGCCAGGGATCGCAGGCCTGTGGACGTGTCGAAGTAGGCGGGGTCGTCCACCGGCGCCACATCCACGAGGGACATGCCCGTGACCGTTCGCAGTGGGAAGCCGTCAGGCGTCTGCGACCAGTCCGACTCATGCATGTAGGCGGCGAACGAGGACCGGGCCACGTCGCCGCGCTCGACCAGCATCCGCACCCGCTGCGAGTCGGCATCCTCGAGCAGGTCCACCTCGTAGTCCAGGCCCGTGCCGTCGATGGCGAGGCGCAGGGAGCCGCCGAGCACGGAGCCCAGCAGCACCTCGTGGTTGTACCGGGCCATGACGTTGGGCCAACCGTCGCCGGCCGACTTGTTCAGCGACTCGGGGTGGATC